TTAAAATAAAGTCTGGTCAGCACCCCTTAGCGGAGGCAGATACATTGTTACATGAATGTATACACGCTATAGACGACTGCTTCCAATTAAAACTGTCAGAGAGGCAGGTGTATTGTTTAGCTGTAGGAGTGTTAGCACTACTCAGAGATAACAGAAATATGCTTAGCTATTTAACTGAAGCAATAGAGAAACCAAGAAACATATGAAAGATTTTACAGCACAACAAAAGGAAGTCGTAGCTAGGAAGCTAGGATACGATGGTCCTATGCAGGGCTTTGATGAGTTTATTTCATCTTCTCCTGCGCTAGAAGCTAAGTATGCTGCCATCTCTGGTAAGTTTGTTGAGCGTATGGCTAAGGGTGGAGTTGTTAAAGGCTTGAAGTTTGTGGCTGGTGGTACAACACCAGACATTGAACAAATTGTTAGAGATCAATTTGCCACTATTGGTAGAACTGGTATTGGAGGAGCCGCCAGTAACATTGACCCCCAAGGATTTAAAGACTGGGTTACTCATTTAACAAATCAGCCTCAAGACATTGCTAACATTACTAATGTGTTCCAGAATTCTGTAGCTGATTACATGGCGCAAAAGCCAGATGATAAATATACAGAATATGTTAAAGACTATCTTGCTAATAAAAATAAAGTAGGAGGCACTACAACGGCTGGTGGTGTTACTCTTGGTGCAGATGGTAAACCAAGTGTTGGTGCTGCTGCTTCAGTGACAGCAGCAACAGTTGATACCAACGCAAATCAAAACGTATCTACTACAGCTAGAGCAGACGAATCTGCTAATGTAGCCACCCCCGCTGCTACTGTTAAAGCAGAAACTGCTGCTGCTCCTGTTGCAGCCAAAGCTGCTACATATCAAGCACAGCAAACTGCTGAAGATGTATCTACATTATTAAAAGGTGTTACTCCAGCAGTTGGTACTGTTGGTGCATCTAGCCAAGTGGCTGCACAAACAACGGATCCAACAAAGACAGCATTGGCTGGCCTCACTGCTGCAATAGGATCTGCCCGTACTGTTGAAGGTGCTCCCACTAGGACACTACAAGAAGGCGAACAAGTATCTGCTGCTGTTGATGCTGCCAAAGCTGAACAAGTAGCTAAGGCTACAGAAGCTTCTGCTGCTCAAGGAACAGTGACAGAAGACATGACTGTTCAAGGACAGCTTGCCAAGCTCACTGCCAACTTTGATGCTAAGAACCCACCTTCGTGGGCTGCTGGTGCTCTTAGAGAAGCCACTGCTGTAATGGCAGCTAGGGGTCTTGGTGTTTCTAGTATGGCAGGTCAAGCCATAATTCAAGCCACTCTTGAGAAAGCTTTGCCTATTGCTGCTGCTGATGCTGCCATCTTTCAGCAGATGGGACTACAAAACCTATCTAACAAACAACAAACTGCTGTGCTTGCTGCACAACAACGTGCCACTTTCTTGGGACAGGAGTTTGATCAGACCTTCCAATCAAGAGTTACCAACGCTGCTAAGATTTCTGACATTGCCAATCTCAACTTTACAGCAACACAACAAATTGCTCTAGAGAATTCTAGGATGGCACAAACAGTTGATCTTGCAAACCTTAGCAATCAACAAGCCACCATCATGGCTTATGCTGCACAGGTAGCAAATCTTGAGGTTGCTAATCTAACCAACAAACAGCAAGCTGCTGTTGTTAATGCTCAAGCCTTCTTGCAGATGGATCTGTCTAATTTAACCAATCAACAACAAACAATATTATTCAAGACACAACAGATGACAACTTCATTGTTATCTGATTCTGCTTCTATGAATGCTTCTTTGCAGTTTAATGCTGCAAGCACAACACAAACGGATCAGTTTAACAGCACAATATCTACACAGGTTACACAATTCAATGCCACTCAGAAGAATGCCATTGCTCAGTTTAACACTGACCAAGAGAATGCAATAGCTAAGTTTAATGCTGAGGTGCAGAACCAACGTGATACTTTTAATGCTACACAACGATTGGTTATTGATCAGTCTAATGCTCAATGGCAAAGAGAAATTGCTACAGCTAACACAGCAGCAACAAATGCAGCTAATGCTTTGAACGCTCAGTTGTCGCAGAACATGACACTTGCTGAGTATAACAATGAAACACAGCTTTATAGAGACAATGTTTCATTTGCTTGGCAAGGTGGACAGAATGATTTGGATAGAGCTAATAAATTAGCAGTTGCCCAGACAGGAGCTGCTGCTACAACTTCAGCAGCAAGAACCACTTCAAATGGCAATATGATAAGTTCAATAGCTAAAGCAGCAATTGTATTATCTGATGAGCGTATGAAAGATGTACATGGTCCTATTACTAATGCTCTAGATAAGATTAAAGAGATTGGTGGATACTCTTACAACTACAAAGTAGAGGCTGAACCTTTTGGTTACAGCAGTACAATTACTACAATGGGTGTGTTAGCAGGGCAGGTTAAGAAGGTGTTACCAGACGCTGTTAAGCCAGCACCTTTTAATGTTGGCTTTGATGTAGTGGACTACGCAGCAGTTAATGGCTTGCTAGTGGCTGCAGTTAATGAACTCATCACTAAGGTTGATTTACTTTCTACACGATTGAATGATCTGGAGAAGAAATAATTATGAAGAATTTTAAAAAGTATTACAGCAAGATTAATAGCATTGTTGATAAGACTATGCTAACACCTAAAGTTGACCCAGTGTCAAAAGGTATTGTGCAACGTCCAGCGAAGAAGGAAGAAGTACCAGTAGGAAAGATGACTGTTGAACAACAAGTAGCTAGATATGTTGAGATTATTCGCAAGCAAAAGAAGGAACTTCTAAATGATAAATCCTGAAGAATTTCTAGAAGCTCCTATTCCCGGTATGTCTTTGACAACAGAACCGGGTAATTCTCCTTGGGAACAACCTCCTCAACTTGTAACACTTCAAGAGGTAGCTGATTACTATATTAATAATCTTACAGAAGATCAAGAAGCCATTGATAAAGTTCTTGATGCTATTGAAGCTGGTGCTCCTTTACAAATATTAGCTAATGCGGTCATTACATTTAATATGATGAAGGGTATTCATACTATTGATGTGGGCTTCTTAGTAATGCCTATCATTGTTGAAATGTTTATCACCTTAGCAGAACTGAATGATATTCAATATTTTATAACTCCAGAAGATAGTCTTAAAGGCAAGGTATTAAATAGAGATCTTGTGGAAAAAATTGTTAATAGTTCAGAAGCTAAAACTGAAGAAGCTCTTCAATCTCTAGCTCCTGTTAGTAAAGGTTTAATGTCTAAAGGAAATATGTAATGGCTGCTTTTTTACTACCATTTTTAGCAGGTGCTCTTGAGGGGTTTGCTGAAAAGACTAAACAAGAAGACCTAATTAATGCTTCTGATATTCAAGAAAAACTTAAAGCTTCTTATACCAGTAGACAGGAAAAGAAAAAAGAACTTGATACTGAAAGAACATCGGCAACTAAAATTGTTAATTCTCTTAGAGGTATTGAGTTTGCTGATGGTCCTTTGGACAATAGTCAGCTAATCAACATTGCTACTAAACCTAAACTAGCTGAGAGTATTCTTAAGAAACTAGATGATGATCCAGAATGGTTTAAGAAAACAAACAGGGGCTTCATTAAGTCAGTCGAAGGTGTTGATCCAACTACTGATATCAACAAACACTTTGACAATGTCTATCGCTTACAAAAAGAAGTGGGGGCTAATGCTGAATCTTTTTTTGCTGCCCCTGAAGATGCTTCGTTCTTAGAGAAGAGAACAGCTAGAAAGAATTTAATGGTTGCTAAGCAGACAGCAGCTAAGCTTGGTGTGTCTTTAGAAGACTTAATGTCTTCATATAAGTCATCCTCTTCCTTTGTTTCTAACATGGGTAGAGTAGATCCTTCTGCTTTAACTAAGCCTGAAGACTTTGATAAGATGGAGAAAAGACTTAAGGCTGAGTTTGTTAAAGCTCAGCAGTCTGGTGATCCAGAAGCAATTTCTAAAGCTGATGCTAACATTGGTAGGCTTGTCATCTTGAATGAGAAGATGAGACTTGAGAAGAAGTCTGAAGCTGAAATTCAAAGTGACATGGTTACAGATATTCAGAAATCTAAATCTGAAGGTACTCCGGCTGGTCAATCTAAGGCCAAAAACTTAGAAGCTTTATTAGAACAACGTAAAGCATTGTTACGGGCTTTGCCTACAGTTACAGTAGAGAGAACAACACAAAGTAATTGGATTACTATTGCTAACAGAGCAGTGTCTTCTAGAATGGAAGAGCTTATCCCCGGTAAGTTTATTTCTTCTGTTGCCTTGGATGGCACAATCACTATGACACCTAAGTCAATTGGTGCTACAGAATTTCAAGCTGCTATGACTAAAGCTAAGAATGAAGTTGTTAATGACTTCACTAGCAATGGTGCTCCTAAGTCTGAGTTTCATAAGAATGCTTTGATATCTATCGGTGTAGGCTTTAGAGGTGGTAGACCTGTGGTTGGTGGTAATGTATTAACTACTGCAGATGTTGAAGCTCAGAGGGCTGCTGCGGCTGCATCTGCAGCACCTGTCCCTGCACCTGCTGGGCCTGTAGTACCAGCATCTTCAGCAAGTGGTAGAACAACACCAACACCTGCTACTCCTTTGCCTTATACGGCAGATGGTAAGCCAGATATGTCTAGCTTAGTTACAGGTAAGACATACAGAGCTAGAGATGGCACAGCTAAAAAGTGGAACGGAACTAACTGGGAATAATTAATGGCAAACGAATTTGATCTATTCACTGCAGCCCCTACGGGGGCTTCTGTTTCACCTGTACAGGATGAGTTCTCTTCCTTTATTGCACCTCCAACGACACAAGCTTCTGCTTCAACACCAGAGAAACCAGCAGCAGACTTAACTAAACCTTCTTTCTTTATTCGTCCCCAGAAAGCTACAGCTTTGGTGGAGAGAGCAGCAACTATTAAAGAAGAAGAAGCAAAGAAGATTCCTTTTGATGATTTGTGGAAAGATAACAATAACTACAAAGTCATTCAAGAATATGCTCTTGCTAGATTTGGACAAGAAGAAGGTACTCCTAGAAAAGGAGAAACAAAGCAAGACTTTGTTAATCGTTTTGCTACGCACATGCGTATGCTAGATACTGGCAATGAGTTTAATAGTGTTGGTGAGCTACAGTATTTAAACAATGCTAAGAGAGAAGATATTCTTAAAGCAGGTGCTGTCTATGATTTGTTTAAGAACACTGCTGGTGTATTTGATGAGCAGAACAGAGGACAAAAAGGATTCCGTCCTGTAATGGATGTGTTATCTAGCATTATTAGTAGCCCCTCCACTGCTCTTACTTTAGGCACAGGTAAGATTGTTAGCAGTGGTTTAACAAAACTGGCAGCAGAGAAAGGCACTAAAGCTGCTCTCACTTCTGCTAAGGGTGTTGGTATGGCAACAGCTACACCAGCCGTTAGTGCTGCTACAACAGCAGCACAAGATGCTGTAGCACAGAAGATTGAATTGAATGTAACACAAGCTGAGTTTGACCAAGCAAAGAAGATTGATCCAAAGACACTCACTGAAGAAGGACAGAAACAACTTCAAGCTTACATCGATGATAGACAAAAGAAACTAGAAGAAGGTGTTAGTGGTAAACGTGTAGCTTTAGCTGCTGCTATTGGTGCTGTAACAGAGACAGCAGAAGTGTTACCTTTCCTTCGTGGTTCAGGTAGGAAAGCAGGTGCTAGTCAACTGGATGAAATCCTTAAGACTAGAAGAGTACCAGCTACAGGAGAAACATCAGCTCCTAAAGTTGAGGTTAAGCCTAAAGACCCAACAGAGAAAGCATTAGAAGATTCATACGATATCTTTGAAGGCCGTAAGCTTCTTGATGAGCAAGGACAACCAACATCTGTAGCACAGATGGAAGTTAGGAATGATCTTAATAAGAGAGCAACACTAATTGCTCAAGACATTTGGAAACAGATTCCTGAGTTTGCTCCACAGGCCACAGAGAAAGTCTCTGATGCCATCAAGCGTACATTGGAATCAGTAGATACCTTTGATGATGTTGTGTTTGAAAGAGCACTGGCTTCTGCTGATGTAACACCTGATGAGTTTGCTAAGATGTTTAGAACATCTGTTGGTGACGCTGCTCGTTCATTGCAAAGCTTGTCTGTTGTTGCCCGTCTACAAAACAAACTGAAGAACATTGATCCTGCTGCTGCTGCAGAATTGAACAAGATGTATGGTGATAGGAGTGCTATCACTTCAGCCTTCACTGGAGTCAAAGACTTTGGTATGCGTCTTGATAGAGAGTTAAAAGCCTTGATGGTGTCTCAGCTTTCTACCACTATTCGCAATGCTTTCTCTGGTGTTTCTGTTGTTACCTTTGGAACAGCAGCAGAAGCTATTGAATCTACTTTATATCGCATGGGTAAGACAGTGGGTGAACTTACTACAGGCAAACCTGTCACTGGTAGTTTCACTGGTGGTATCAAAGGTATCTATAATGATTCTGTTCGCTCTGCTTTCTATTTAGGACAAAGAGATTTATCTGCTGATGTAACAGATTCTTTACTAAGCGGTACTCCAGCCTTGTATAGAAAGATGGTTAGGACAACAGGTGAAGCTGGTCCTAATGATTTGTCTAAGGCAGCACAAATTGCTAACACATTTAACGTAGCTCAAGATGCTTTCTTCCGTAAAGCTATGTTTACTTCCTCAGTGGAGAAGCAACTTAGCCGTGTTGGTATTGATATGTATGATGTAATTGCTCAAGGTAAGCAAGTACCTTTTGATGTGTTACAGAATGCTGTTAATGAGGCACTCACTGGTACATTCAGTAAGATGCCTACCAAAGGTCCGATGTTCCATGCTGTGAAGTTTATTGAAGAGCTTGGTCCTATTGGTTCTACAGCTATTCCTTTCCCCCGCTTCATGGCTAATGCTATGGAGTGGACATATAAGCACATGCCTACTGGTGTGTTATCTGGTAGCACAGACATAGCTGCTGGCCTAACTAAGATGGCTAAGGGCGAAGCTGACATGGGAACTAAACAAGTCACGATGGGACTTGAGAACTTATCTAAAGGTGCTACAGGCACTGCTGCTTTGTATGCTGCCTTTAAATATAGACAAGAAAATCAAGACACTGAATGGTACAACATAAAGAATCCTGATGGCTCTACTGTAGATGCTAGAGCTTTATTCCCTGCTTCTCCTTTCCTTGCTTTAGGTGATTATATTGTTAAATTCCAAAATGCTAGAACAGATGAATTTAAGACTAAGGAATTCTTAGAAGCTATGATTGGTTTTAAAGCACCAGCAGGTACATACTCATGGCTTGGTGATAAGTTTGCTGAAGCACAATCAAATGCAGCAACAGGTGAAGACACGGCAGATAACAAAGTTAAGACATTCTTTGGTGAGTGGGCAGGTCAATATTTAGGTAGAGCACTTATTCCTTTCCAACAATTGAGCGATATCTTTGGTGCAATTGATAGGAATGAAACCCTGCCTAGAGATGCTACTCAAATTCCAGCAGGTGAAGAAGGATTTACTTCATCATTTAAACAGGAACTGACGAAGCGTACTCCTGTGTTGAAACAAGAACTTCCTGTATATCAACCACCACTTAGAGAGACAGCAGTATTTAATGACAATGGTCCATTAAAGATGTTGTCTGGTATTGCTATTAAAGGTGCTCCTTCTGTATTGGAAGAAGAAGTTATTCGTCTTAAAGTGCCGGGTAATAAGATCTTCACTAGCACAGGCGACAAGATTGTTGATGCTGATGCTCGTAAGATCATGGCTCCTCTTGTTGTTGAGCAGTTTGACAACTTGAAGAAGACTAGCTTTTATGAACAAGGAAGCAAAGACTTACAGAAGATTGCTCTACAAAACCTGATCAACTGGGCGCAGAGCACTGCTAAGGAATTGGCATCAGACAAATCAACTGCTGCTGCTTTTTCTGAAGGCAAGCAACCTCGTTTGTTTGAGATTCAATATTCTAAACTAGCTCCTGAACTTAAGCGTGTTGTTGTTGATACATACAAACAACAGCAAGGCAAAGACTTAAATGTTACTAAAGACTATGCCACTGCCTTGGCTATTGCAGAAGCAATGAAGGGATTGCCCGGATATGCTAAGGGTGGTGTTGTTAAGCTAGAGCTTGGTGGTATGTTAGCTAAGAAGCTTGTAGGTGAGGCAGCAGAGACTGCCATTAAGAGAGGTGCTCTATCCTTAACAGATATTGTTTCTAAACATAGCATCTCTCCAGCAATAGAACAAACCACACAGGCTTTGATTACCCCTGCTGTGGCTAAGACCCCTGTTGTTAAGAGCAAGGTTAGCCCTGCTGTATCTACATCTCCAGTAGAAGAGGTTGCTCCAATTATTAAACAAACGGATGAGGTTGTTCCTGAAACTATTCCAGCAAAGATTGAAGAGCCTTTGCCAGAGATTAAAACAGAACTACCAGAAGAAGTACCATCTATTTATACCACTCCTATTGCCACTACCAACTTAAATAAACCTAAGTTTGGTTTTGATGAAGAAACTAGGAAGTCTACACTATCTAGTATTAAGGTGCTTAGACAAGAGTCATTTGCTGCTGTTAAAGATGCTCCTGAGTTTGCGGGTATTGATCAAAGTGCTATTGCTGTAGCTCAAGGTGAATACCGAGTTAAGACAGGCAGAGAATTTAATGCTGACAGTCCTACAGATGTTACAGCATTTGCTGAGTTTGCTCAAGGCTACCAAAAGAAACTAGAAGACTTGAGAGAGCAGTATAAAGACATGCCTCCAAAGATCTTGATTCATGGTACAGAGACAGAGCGAACACCTGCTAAAGTTAAGCGTGGTTTCTTTGATCCTCAAACAATGGAGAGTAAGAAGCATATGGAACTAGATGTAGGTGCTACATCCTTCACTAGCGACCTAAGACTTAACTATAGGAATGACGCTTTTGGTGGTCCAGTTGTTAAGAATATTTCATACACTGAACTGCCCTATGCTGACTATATGTTCAGAAGAGTGGATATGCCTTTAGAGTTATACACAAAGAAAGACATGAACACTATCGCTAGAGCTATCACTGGTGATCCAACAGTAGCTAGACCGCTGAGCCTTCCCCGTAACTTAGGCTATAGAGAAACTGAAGATGCTTTTGTTGAGAGTGAGAAGCTTAAGATTCAAACTGACTTCAATAAGATTGAGAAGCAGTACAAACTAATTGAACAACAAGAAACTAATAGAAATAGACTGACTAATAAATTATTAGATGTTGTTAACAAGACTGATAAAGATGGCCTCACTTTAATTGATAATATTAAAGCATCTACTGAGAAACCTAAAGAGGTTTATGAAACATACAACACCATCAAAGGATTGTTTAAGAATGAGTTTAGACACACTGGTGGTGCTGCTGCCATAAAAGATGGTAAGCTTCCAGTAACAGATAGCAATCAAACATTTATTAGTTCACTAAGTAAACTTGCTAAAACAACTAATGTAGATATTATTGATGCAATCTCCGCTTCTATGAAGAAGTCTGGATCTGAAGATAAAGCACTAGCTCTAAAGGAACTTAGTAAGAATCTTAAAACAATTCAGACAGTACCTACTTATGTACCGCCCAACACAACACCAGCAGATATAGCTGATTTAATTAAAACTCAAACTAAAGCTGCTAATAACATTAGGGATTTGATTGGTAATGACTTTAAGATTGTTGATCCTGCCAACCCTAAGAACACCAAGAGAATTGGCTTAGCTAAGGGTGGCCTCGCTAGTCGTAGGTAATACTACATAAGAAAGTCTATCAAGAGGAACCTTGTAAAAGAGTTCACCTTGGTAGACATATTTATTTCTAGACTCCTTAACCTCTGAGTCCAGTACAGCAGCAGCTTCGCAATGAAACAATGCTGTCCCATCTTTGTTAATAGAAAAGAAGTGTGTAGGCATCTCTTGTGTTAAGAGCTTCTTCTTCCTAGCAGGTACATTCAAATCTTCATAGGGAAACTCTACAGTTTTCCATGAGAGTCTAACTTCTACCTCAGCATACCCCACCAATAAGCTGTCTTTGTACAGATGTAAATCAATCCCATACCTGTCAGGATTATCTCTAGCTTCCATATCCCAAAAAGAAGAGACATAGCTTTTAACTACATCTCTTCCAAACTTATCATAGGTGTCGTGAAGTTCTTTATCGAACCGCTTGGTAGCCATCTAGTCTTTCAATGTTATCAAAGTAGCCACGATCAAACCCTCGTTGCCACTCTTTACCTGCCACAGATATTGGTTCATATTGATTGACCAACCATCCATGCCTGAAAGCTTTATAGCCTTGTTCAAATTGAATACGCAATGGTGCAGATCGTTCAGACTTGACTTGCATGTTATTCCCCTGTAGGTTTATCGCCCTTGATGAGTTCACCTATCTCTTCAAACTCACCAATATAGATACTAAGAAAAGGCAACTTAAGTAGTATACCACTATAAGAGAACAACTTATCTTGTGGTCCACCATCATCTATGATGTGACAGATGGTGTCATTGAATTCAATATCCAATCCAATGCCCTGCCTTAGTTCTACAATTATCATGCGGCTTTACCCCATACATCATCCCAAGTACCAGTGGTAGCACCCTTGCTGTAGTCTGTTACACGCTGCTCAAAGAAGTTGGTGTGGCTAACACCTAGCATACCATCCACCCACGGCAGAGGGTTCTTTTTAATCTTGTAGATGCCCTTCATCCCCATAGAGATGAGTCTGCGATCTGCAATGTAGCGAATGTATTGCTTCACTTCTTCTTTCGTAAGCTTCTCAACTTCAACCATCGAAAAAGCCAGATCCACAAACTGATCCTCCAGACCCACCATTTGATCTGCAATTTCCTTGATGCGGTCCGAAGTAGTCTCATCTTGGTGGTGCTTAACATATTCACGATAGACCTTAATCATACCTTCAGCATGCTGAGTTTCGTCCACAATAGACCAAGCAATGATTTGGCCCAACCCTTTAAGCTTACCATTCCTTGCAAAGTTAAGCAACATAACAAAGCTAGAGAATAGTTGCATGCCCTCACCGAATGCAGAGATGGCAGCAATCTTCTCAGCCATTGGTGCTGCACTAAGATTGTTAATGTAGTCGTGCTTCTCCACCATTTCCCTGTACTGGAGAAACTCGTTGTATGTAGACTCAGGTAAGCCTAAGGTTTCAATGAGGTGAGCATAGGCTGCTACATGCAGGGCTTCCCTACTAGCAAAGCCACTCATCATCATCCTCACCTCAGGTTGTTTGAATATAGGAATGTAATGGTCATGATAACCACTGCCAATGTCCAAGTCACCCTGCACAAAGAAACGTAAGATCTTTGTTAGAAACTCTTGCTCTTGTTTGCTCAGCTTCTTATAGTCTTTAACATCCTCAGACATAGGCACTTCTGTATGAAGCCAATGGCTCTGCTCATGCTGCAGCCAAGCATCATAAGCCCAAGGATATTTGAAGGGTTTGAATGTTGTACGCTCTTGCGTGATGTCTGTCTTAGTCTTTACCATATCATCCTTCACATGCTAAACAAGTTTCACCTTCTGCCACCTGCTTCAAATCAATATCATCTTCAATGCGTTGACGTTTGATTTGAGCACCCACCTTATCTGCTTTACGCACCTTCTCTGAACGAAGATAGTATAAGCTTTTCAGTCCACTCTTCCAAGCAAGGAAGTGGATGGCGTGTAAATATTTAATGGATACATTGGCATGGAAGAACAGGTTAATGCTCTGCCCTTGGTCAATATATTTCTGTCTGTCTGATGCAAGCTCAACCAACCAACGCTGATCAATCTCCATAGCAGTCTTAAACACTTCCTTCAATTGATCAGAAATATCTAAGTGCTGTACAGATCCTTCGTTGCTGATGATGGATGCCCACACATCGTCATCGTCCATACCCAGTGCAGCAAGTTGTGTCTTTAAGAACCTATTCTTATAGACAAACGATCCACTAAGTGTATCTTGTCTAAATACATTCGCTCTGTACGGCTCGACTGAAGGGCTAGTATTACCCATGATAAGGCTGCTACTGGCATTAGGAGCAATAGCAGTGTGATGACTAAACCTTCTATTAACATTGCCATGACCAGCATCGATGCAACTGCCCCGCTGTTCAGCCAAGACACTGTCAGCCTTGATACACGAAGCATGTATGTGTTTAAATATTTCATTGTTATAACTCTTAGCCATCACTCCATCGATAGCTACACCTTTCTTTTGTAAGAAAGCATGGAAGCCTAATGTACCAACTCCAATGCTACGCTCCATCATCGCACTGTACTTAGCTCTAGCAATTGTTGATGGTGCTTTGTCAATGAAATACTGCAAGACATTGTCTAGCATTTCCATAACATCTAAAATAAACTGGTTGTCATTCTTCCAGTCATCATAGTATTCCAAGTTGAGAGAAGACAAGCAGCACACTGCTGTTCGTTTCTCGTTAGTTGGTAAGAAGATTTCTGTACACAAATTGCTGCCATTAATCTTCAAGCCCTTCTCACTTAACCACTTAGGCATAGCCCTGTTAGCTGTATCAATGAACACCAAGTATGGCTCGCCTGTCTGCATGCGAAGGTCTAGGATTTTCTGCCACAGATATTTAGCAGACACTGTCTCTACCACTTCACCACTGGCAGGATTTCTAAGCTGAAAGCTGTCATCGTAGTCAGGATCTTTCATGGCCTTCTCAATGATGGTCATGAATTCATCAGTGATGTTGATGCCGTGATGCAGGTTTAGTGTGCGTACATTTTGATCACCTGTAGGCTTACGCATCTCCAAGAACTGGATGATGTCAGGGTGGTGGATGTCTAGATAGGCAGCATAGCTACCCCGTCTTGTGCGTCCTTGGCGGTAGGCCAATGAACTAGCATCATATATCTTAAGGTGGGGCATAACACCAGTAGACTTATCATCCCCATTACGAATACCAACATGAACCCCAACACCACCACCATACATGGATAGCCAGTTAGTTTCTGATAGGTTATCTACCAAGCCTTCTGCACTATCATCCATGTAGTTGAGGAAACAACTAATAGGAAGGCCACGTTTAGAGCGACCAAAAGATAGGATGGGTGTAGAGTAACTGAGCCAATGCTTGCTGCTGTAGTTGTATAGTCGCTGAGCATGTTCTTGATTAGACGCAAACGATTCCGAAACATATGCAAATCTTTCTTGAGGACTAGCCTCTTCATCTTTCATATAACTTTCTCTTAATCTCTGGATACCAAGTTCATCGAACAAACTATCCCGAGACAGGTCAATGCTGACCTTAAACTTTGCCATATAAATACCTTTGTTGTGGTGGAAAAAATGGGAGCAAAAGCTCCCGAAAGGAAAGGTAGTTATACCTCAGTTGACTTCTACTTGCCAGTTACAAATAGAGATGGAAACAAGTTAGTTAGCACCCTCTTACATTCTTCAGCTACTTCACGATGTTCTTTCTGTGTTGCTTTATCACAACGGATATCAACATAATGCATCCAACTTCTCAGTGTACCATTCATGTACATCCTGCTGGTGGTAAGTCCTTCAGGCAACACCTTTCGTGCCACCTCCTTGGCTATGCCCATGCCCAGTGCAGCCTCATAGGACCGCTTAGACGCATTTAAAACGTCCTGCTGTAGCTCATCCCATACCTTCATCAATTCACGATCCTGTACAGGGATAGAGTTCTGTCTATTCTTCTCATCCTGTAGCCTCACCTCACTGGTTTCATAGCGAGAGGAAATGGCATAGCGTTGTGAGAATTCTTGGAAGCTAAAGCTTCTGTGTCGCAATATCTGTCGTGCAATGTCACGGGTTGTCGTAATTTCCATACAGACATTCACCATCTCAAATGGACTCCAGTGTTTGTTGTCCATTAAATACTTCAGCAACTTAGGTGCTGTCTCAGGATTGTCCTGATTCTCTGGGTTGCTCACCCTCGCCATGTAAGCTATCAGATTCTCCGCATTTGGTGTAACCCATATCAATGTCACCCACATATTTACTTCCTTCTTCAATGCCCTTCTTAAGGGCGGTCATTATACCTAGACTAAGCAGTGTCTCACGTTCTTCAAATGTCATATCAAATGAATAGGTGGCACTACCATCATCATGTTCTTTTAATAAAAGTACATTCATTTCTTTTTCCTTTCTGCTTTCTCTTCCTCTGTCTTCACCTTATGGCATGGCTTACACAACACCTGTAGGTTTTCTATCTCACAGAAGATGCGGTCAATGAACATGTCCCATCCAACAAACCCCACCTTAGGATCTACCACTGGTAGCACATGATCTACCTGTACATCTGCAGCAACAAAGTGCTTCTTACATTTGGCACATTTGTAATGCATTGCCAACTTGCCTGTCTTCTTGTTAGTCTTCCTACCAACGAAGGCTTCTTTAAGAGCCTTGAACTTAGGAGGCCAACGCCTAGACGCAGCACGAAGAGCAGAGGTGACAAAGCTCCTGAACCTAGAGTCAGTCCACTCGCCACCATTTCTTTTCTTATCTACCAACTGCTGTATCTGCTAAATGCGACATATCAGCAGCATCGTAATGCACAAACAAATCTCTAGCTATCGCCAATGCTTCGTCAACATCCAAAGCAATAAACTCAGAAATGAATTTATCGTAGTCGGACTCAGCAACATGCTCAACAACATAGCCATTACTTGCCTCCCTAATGGTTACAGAATTAACTTTCATTCTAGTCCTTCGATATCAACGAAACAAAAGAGCACTTCCTGTGCATCCATTCGTTCCAACGAAGCAGTTAAGTTTTCAGTGATGGCTTCACTCAGCACTTCCTCATTCAAGTAAACATTGGGTAGGTCTTGAGGCTTAAAGAATACCTTCAGATGAATGTCAACAGAAATCATAATCGTTCCAATCTTTCTTCTACCAACCTAGCATAGCCAATGATGTCGTGCCATGAGTCATGATACCAAGGATCACCATTAACAATGCGAGAGATTTTGTTACAGATTAGATCAAGGCTTTCCTTCATATCATCATCCATTTCTTTCCACTCAGCACCTGATCTAACAGATTCTTTTAAAGCTTGTGAAACTCTAGAGACATCTTCTTTGTAGTTGCCATACCTAACACCTCGTTGTATTAGTGTGTCATCTATGTTCATTGGATGCCTCCAATTGTCTTGGTGTCAATGGTGAAGTTGCCATCACCGAAGCTGTCATGGTCTGCGTTGTAAAAGAAATCACCAACCTCACCAAACATCTTACCGCAATACTCAACAAGCTTGTTAGCAAGCTCTTCATCTTCTTCCATATACTGTACAGTTGCTGCCAATATAGTAGCCATACCAATTAAATTATTTACATCATCTTCACTGATAGTAAGTGGTCCAAAACCACTGACTAACACCTGAAAGTGTTTTTGATATACACCATCTACGATAGTAGGACGCAGGATTAGTGCAATGTCATTTGGCTTTAAGCTTGTGGAGGAGTCCATATCTGTCCTTCGTATCTGCGTAAAAAAAGAAGCTGAGCATTCTCTAATACACGCTCAGCATCACCCTCATAAGCTTCCAACACTTTGTTGTATAGCTCAAGTTCATTTGTTGTGTCCCCAATTATCTTGGCTGCTTTCACTGGACCAATACGGAACAATCCTTTGATGTTATCAGCAGCATCGCCTGTCAGCATCTGCGTATACAACTTAACCAAACCTTCTTCTGGTGTGATGTAATAACCCAAGTGCTTTACAAAGTTGTAATGCCACCCAACAATCTGATCTAAGTCTTTGTCTAAAGACACAATGACACAGTTGTCACCAAGCTGTGTAGCTTCAATGGCAATGGTGTCATCAGCTTCTTCACCTTCAGATATAGAAGCACCCCATTCTTTTACTAGATGGCTTCTAAGAAAAGCTAGATGCTTTGGCTTAGGCTTATCAACTCTGTTACCTTTGTAAGGTACAGTGGTTGCTATCTGATATCGAAAGTTGTTCTTACCTGTTAGGTGCATGCTCCAACTATCCACGAAACAATCAGGATAGAGAGTGTCAACACCACACATGAGGACATCAACGATTAAACGATCCAGTGTTCGCTGTGCCGTTGCCTCGTCTTCGTCCTCACATGCAGATGCTGCCCGATAAGCGAAGATGTCGCTATCGAACAGAGCTTTCATTTACAGCACATCCTCATCGTCTGCGCTGATACCTGCTGCTCCTGCATACTCAACCAAGTCAGTGACAACCAGCTTCTTCAACGAAGGGCTAACACCTTTCTTGTTCTTGTATGTCCAAGAGTAAGAAGACACAAGAGCTTTGCCCTTGCTACCATTACCGATAGCCTCGGTAATTTCATCATTGTCCGTATCAAAGATACGGATAGGCTTCTCTGATTTGCAAGTGATGTACCTGCCCATGTCAGCCTTCTTCTCTTCACCAGTTTGTACACTGATGCCCATCTCTTCCAATGCAGCAACAGCAGCATCAGACAAGTTGCATAAGTTCAACTGGAACTTACCAGACATGTCATTCACCTTGTTGTGCTGACACCAGAACAAATCAGCCTTCAGCTTAATCGCTTTCTTTTCTTCACTCATAATATTCTCCAATATAAAAACCCACTAGTAACGTCAGTGGCACTCACGCCAGTTGTTGCCAATCTTTCCTTCGGCATCTACTGGACAACGGAAACCTAAAGCTTCACCTGCCTTGGTTGCTGCTTGCTCTATGAGCCTAGCTGCTTCCTCTGCCTGATCTTCTTTAACTTCCCACTGTGTTTCATCATGAACAAACGCTAATAGTTTAGCATCTATTCCCTTTTCTTGCAACAACTTCGTTGCTTCAATAAGCCATTGCTTAGCCACAATAGCACCTGCACTTTGCAACAAAGTATTCAATGCTGCATGCTCAGATCTAACCCACACTCTACGCCCATCTAGTGCAGGTAAGTGACCCTTAACCATCAGCTTAGATATCTTCTTCTTCAACTCAGAAAGGCCGGGTGTGTTATTGATAAAACTATCAATAAGTTTCTTGCCTCTGCTACTATTACCACCAACAATCGATCCTGCCTTGGCAGCACCTGCACCATACAGCACACCATATGTCAGGGTCTTGGTAGTATTCCTAGCCTTCTTATGCTCAGGGTTGTTATCGTCTTTCACAGTACCTTTGTCAACCAAGCCAAAACTCTGTGCATTGAACCAGTGGATATCACCCTTGAGCAACTCATCAATCCATTCCTGATCCCTTAGGTAGTGGCCTAAGCAACGCAGCTCAATGCCTGATAGGTCAACACCCACCTGCTTATATCCCACAGGCACACGCCACATCTCTCTGCACTCAGCACCGAAGGGACTACCCACAGCAGGAACTTGTGCCATGTTAGGACTACTGTGTGTAGCTCTGCCTGTCACAGCACCATTGGTAGTGACCCTACCATGCACCCTGCCATCATCGCCCACTAGTTCCAACCAACTACTCACCTGAGCAACACGCTTCTGTATCATTAAGTATTCAGATACAAGCTTAGCTTCAGGCAGATCAATCTTCTCTAGCACAGACTCATCAACAATCACATTGCCTTTGTCTGTCTTCTTTGTGAAGACAACACCAAGCCCTGCCAATCGCTCAGCAATTTGCTGTCTGCTGCCGGGATTGAAGATGGTTACTTTGTCCTTGAGTGGCTTACCTGTTTTCTCAGACACTCGTTGCTCTACGATGGGTGGAAATACTTCCTGCATCTTCTGCTCAATATCAGACATGCGTCCACTGAGGGTGGCATTCAACACCATAGCTTTCTCAATGTCTAACATGAATCCATTGTCTTCCATGCCACGGCAGATGATGGCAACCTCATGCTCAAGCTGAATACTTTGTTGGGAAAACCCTTCTTTTGTCATGGTTACTGTCAGAAAGTTGTACAGTTTTTCTAAAAGTTGAACATCTTGTTCACAATAGGTAGCCATCTCTTGTGTCCATCCACTGTCGAAGTCAGTGAAACCAATCTTGTGACTGCCTAAGCGATAGCCCCATGCCTCTAGGCTATGAGGGGTAGGAGCTTTGCCTTCCTTAGGAAGCACCACCTCAATGTCAGGTTTGTACAGCCGTGACATCACCAATGTATCTACAAGACTGTTGTCAGAAATGCCAACACCCCATACCTTCTTCAGGATGGGCGCATCAAAGCCAATGATGTTGTGGCCTACCACTTGCTCACCATCTAAGTATTGCTGCAAGCTGTCGGCTTCCCGCCAGTGCCTCACCTCACCAGTGGTGTTGTGCTTAGTAACACACAACCATATGGTGTCATGTTTCAGGTTTGTCTCTATGTCTAAGAAGATCATCGTCCTTGTCCTTATCATTTTGTCGGAGGTTATTAACATTTACCGACTGTTTGTAATCTTCTACTGAATCTTTACCGAAGATGGCATTCCATCTTGATGCCCACTCCTCATCAGCTATTGACTTGGGACGCTGAGTGTGTCCCTTTCCACCATCACTCGTCATGATATTGCCACACCACTACAGGTGTGTCCTTTCCTATGTAAGCACCTTCAATATTAAAGTTGATGTAGTCGATAGCTTCTTCAGAATCCATACCATCTCTAATCATTAGCTGCTCAACCATCTTCTCACAATCGTAGACCAATACATCAACACGTTCCTTACCAATCCAAAGACTGGATGTGCCTATGATGGCACTGTCAAACCCATCCCACTTCTTCATAACATAACGCCTTCCATAGTGTCTTCTATTTCAAACATTCTGCCAGTGTCTTTGTTATAAAGCAAGCTGCAAGCAGGACCAGTCTGTCCACTGTAGCGGTTCTTCAACACCCTCACCTTGGTGGTGTTACGCTCAATAGGATCATCATGCTGACCATTCCTCTCCAGTGATACCACCATGTCACTAAGCTGTGCAATGGCTGCACTACCCCTTAGCTGAGCTAAGCTAGTGGTTGCCCCTTCTTCATGTCCCTTGTCTGAAGGACGCTTGAGGTGGCTAACAATGATGAGAGCAATGTTAGTTTCCTGCACAAGCATGCGAAGCTTGGTCATAATTTCATCAATGGCTTTGCGTTCATCACCATTGTCCTGACTGGATACGATGATGCTTAAGTGGTCTAAGAAAACATACTTACAGCCCAGTCCCTTAGCCATATACTTCACACGATTGACAATGTTCTCAATGGCTGTACTGCCGAAGTGATCGAAGAAGAACAACCGCCCAGTGCCAAGTGTCTTCTCGAATGCATCCTTGCGTACAGCATCAGACACTTCAGATGTTGGTAGGTGCAGAGGTGAGTCAGCAGCAAGGCTCATCATAGACAGACTAGTCTTACGAACACTCTCTTCTAAGAACATCAAGCCAATGTTGCTATCACTGTTCTGCAATAGATGCCACACAATTTCCCGTAGGGTTTGACTCTTACCTAGTCCACTACCTGCTGTGAATGTAACCAGTTCACCTGCTCTAATGCCATAGGTAATTTCATTCAGTCCCTTCCAAGGGTAGAAACAATCTGCTGCTTCCATTGGTGTAGACACCAACTCCCACAGGCTAGACCCACATACAATACCATCAGGCACGAATGGTTCAGCAGCCCACCACCTAGAAACAAAGGCAGCTTCCTTGTTATCAGCAAGCCACTCGCATGCATCCTTGTATGCAGGATCAGGTTTAAATATCTTGCACTTGCTGCCAAACAATTCAGCAACTTCCTTTGCTGCCTTCTGCCCTGCCTCATCACCATCAAAGCACAGCACAATGTTTTCAAAGCTATTGATGTATTCGTAATTGGCCTTGGCATCCTTCAATGCACTACCTGCACCTGTGCGTATAGACACGACAGGATATTTACTACCTGTCAATTGGTATGCAGCCAGTGCATCAAACTCACCTTCGGTAATGGTGAGATACTTGCCATTGGATGGGTATAGGTTCTGTCCGAACAGAGTACCCTTGCTCCACCCACCCACTGTTGTGAACTTCTTATCCTTCACTTCCCTACGCTTAGCTGCAACAAGCTGTGAGTTGCTGTCGTAATAAGGAAAGTAGTAATGGCCTTCGCTACGGACTACCCCATAGCGTTCCATTGTTGCTTTGTTAATGCGTCTGTCTGACACACTAACACTGTGTCCTTCGTTGTAGCTTTTAATAAAGCTACTCGTATCTTTTGTATCACCATCTACATCAATCACTTCAAGTCTTTCATTGTTCGTTGAGGGAATGTATGTATCACATACAAAACATTTGGTGGACATGTCTTCGTTGATGGACAATCCATCACTACTGCCACATGTCTCACAGGGTAGGTGGGTTTTTAAGAATGCCATAGCCTTTGTAGGTAACTTTGTTGGTCTTTAATACTTGTTCGTATCCGTTAAACAGCTTAGTCATTCTAGCATCGTGTAGGCTATGCAGTCCAATTAATAAATTGGCAAGCTCGTCTTCATCAGGTTGCTTCTCTCTGTCCATTAACACCCACAAGATGGAGTCAATGTCCTCCTTAGTTATCCATGCTGCCATGATGAGGTCTTCTAGTTCATGTAGTTTCATTTTGCTGCCTCCATGTACAAACCAACATTACCCAGTGCATATCCAACAAAGGCTATGCCTAGCCCAGTGCTTCCCTTGAGTAGCAGATCCACTGCCACCACTGTATACACTACACCCACTACAGCGATAAGCCACGCACTCATTTGATCACCTTGAATTCTTGAAGCACTCTCATTGTTGCTTTAATAAGTTCAGTGTCTTGAGTTGGCTCAGGCAAACTACTTTCCCACCGAAGTAAAAACTCCAGTTCTTGTGCAACCACAGCTTCAATTTCTTCTCTGTTTAATTCAGTCATATTAGTCCCATAGTGCTCTGAAATATTTACCAAACAACATGAAAGCTTTCTTCATCCTTGCTTCATGCACCTCTATACCTGCATAGTCCACTTTAATTTTATTAATCTGTTCTTCCAATCCTGCCTTGCTATCCACAGCAGAATGATCATAGAACTTTTCAGTTGAATTGTCATCACACATCTGTTCAAATGCCCAGATCATTTCATCCATCACCCACTCCCACCGCTTGAAATGATTGTCATCAATGTCCCAAGTGTTCTCCAGTGGTGGTGCTGATGTACTCTTCAGATGCTCAGGCACATCTTCATCATCCACACAAGGGCCACCATGCTGTGTTGCCTTAAGCTGTATGAGCATGGGCAAGATGAGTAATGACAGTGTGTGATCCATAGCCCATGTGTCATACCTATCAAGCTTCACAATGATAGTGCGCTTCTTCTTAGTGTGCATCCACTGCAGCACATCACCCACCCATGTTTCACTGAGCCACTCACCCCACTGCTGTGCCTTCTCTTTACTAACACCAACCTTGGTTGTTAGTTCAGCAAGTTGATATGGTCCAAGCCAATTAGGGTAACCACCTATAAATACTTTCATACTAGTCCTCTCATTTCCTGTGTCACTGTTGCACTACGCAATGTGTTCTTGATGTATGGTGTTAGGCTTTGCGGGGTAGCATGACCTGACACCGACATGATGTTAGTGATGGGTACACCCACCTCAATCATCTCCGTAATGGCTGTCCTTCGTAAGTCCTGCAACACTAGGTCACTAGGCAAAGAAGCATCAGCTAAGATTTGCTTAGCCACTCTAGACAGGTTAAACAAACTGTAAGGTAGCAAGCCACCCTTCCTATCAGGAACATTGGAAGGTGCAATGTATTGTTGCCAACCAAACTCAGCATGCTGTTGTCTCAGCATAGTTAGTAGCCCCTGACTTGTGGGGATAGTCACCCTAGACCTACGCTTGCTTTGTTCCAAGTGCAACACACCCTTCTCTAGGTCAACCTGATCCCATCTAAGCTTACGCATGTCACCCATACGCTGTCCATATTCATAGCCCATCTGCACAATGAGTCCTACATTACGCCACTTGAATGTGGAATAGGCAGTGTTCATGAATGCTCTAACATCTTCCCTGCTCCACACAGTTCTGCGAGGCTTGTCTGCCCTTCGTAGCACCTTGCTGAATGGGTTGTGCTTGATGTACCCATGACGAATAGCGAAGTTGAATAGCAATCGATACACTGCTAAGGTGTGATTAGCTAGGCTAACACTGTGCTCAGCATGCTGTTCATATATCTTCTGACAATGCGGTGTGACTAAGTCACCAAGCTTACACTGATACAAGGTCACTCCATTGGCTCTGCTATCCTGCCATCCCTTTAGGTAGTAGATGTAGTCATACTGTGCTTTAGCACTGAGCTTTGTGTAAGTGATGTTGTTCTTGTATGCCTTGACTAAGTCAGACACCTTGGTCTTCTCAGATATATCTTTAAGATATCTAAGTTCCTTACGCCAGTTGTCTAGCTGAGCATTCAATGTCTCAGCCAAAGCAAATGCTTTGTCCTTATCTTCACCAAGCACAGTGCGTTGAACTACACCTGCATCAACAGCATCCTGAGGTGGGTTGTACCTCCACTTGGTTATGCCTTCGGCAGCTTTGGCTAGTGTTACATAGCGAGGAAGGTCTATGCTTGTCATAGTTTATGCCTCAATAGTTCACGACACTTCACACGCATCTCAGGTGTAATGTCGGGATGAAATGAAGCCAATGAACATTGCTCACGCATCTCATAGGAAGGGTCTATTCTTGCTATAAAAATTACACCACTCCAAAATAAAGCAAGAAAAATAATGGCTACGAAGTAAACAAGTTTGTTGCTCATTCTTGTTCTCTCGCCTTCATCATCTCTTCAGCAAACCAATAAGCTTTGCTTGCCACTTCAGCATGTGGAATGCTCCACGCACTGGTCATCAACACAGCCATAGCCTTAGCTGCAAAGTAGTCACGCAAGGTCATGCCATCTTTGTATTGATCAGGGAAAGCTGATTGCATGTTGTTACTCTCCATGTAATTTCCTGCTGTTGTAAATTTTAAATCATTCATCGTCACCTCCCAGTGCATAGAGTTTCTCAGCCATATCAATCAAGTCGTCCTTCTTCACAAGCTTGTCAAGCCATCGTGTAGGTATGCCCTTCAGTCCATACTTACGCCCTGCTAACATACCAGTGACAGCACCCACAGTGTCAGCGTCATGTCCCTTGTTCACTGCCATCACTAAAGCTTTCTCGAAGGTAGAAGTTTCTTCTACACATTCCCATGCTGTAGCATAAGCATGCAAAATTGTACCTGTGTTAGAGCTACGCTGATGACGGAGATAGTCGAAGGTAAGATGCTTCGATCCAGTCATAAGCTCAGCAATAAAGGCAGTGATGCAATGCACTGTTTCTGTATTACCATGTGTCATCAATGACACAGCCACACCCTGTGCCACAGCATCAGGCATGCTGTTGTGATTGGCAAGCACCACTGGTGCTATACGCATGATAGATCCATTACCACTGGAGCTATAGCTACAGCTACCTGCATAGGGATGTGTTGGTGTGATGCGGTCAATGGATTCACTGCATGTCCTGCC